GATTGCTTCTTCAACATCATTTTGACGATGTTTGATTTCCTGAAAATCAATTCCAGTAAAGCAGCAGTCATAGCGTAGACCAACATAATTTTCATTAAGCTCAAGTGTAAAATGAGCAATATTTTTGCCCTGCTTCATTGCTTTTGCACCAAGACTGCAAAGTAGCCAAGACTTGCCGATACCAGCAGGAGCAACAACAATTCCAAGTTCTCCGGGTCCAAGCCCTCCGTCCATGAGACTGTCAACGACTTCCCATCCAGTTGAAATTGTCTTGCGGCACATTTCACTCATGCGTCCAGCAACCTCTTTGTGATAGTTGTGGCCAAGATTGCGTTCCATACCAGCTTTCATAGCACGATCAATCAGTGCTTTAATTCTATCATATTGACCAGACTGAAGATGGTCAACTGACTCCATAATGGCACCCTTGAGCTTTTGATTTTTGCAAAATTCAAGGAACTGTTCGCGTACAAACTGAAGATCTGTTTCACTGACCTTGTTGTATACACGACGAAGTTGTTCAGTTACAGATTCCTTTAATTCGGCATTTTCAATGGTGTCCACGCGAACCTTGAACACTTGCATGGTAGGCAACTCCTTATAATCATTCTGGTAATGAATGATTTCTTTGAGGATCCATTGATGGGCGGAATTTTCAAATGCCTCCACTTCAATGATATCTACCACACGCTCAAGGAATGATTTATCCGTGAGAATGCTCGCGATGATTTTGACTTGAAAATCCAAGCCAAACTTATGTAAGTTGTCTATGATTACTGGTGCCATATGATTAAGTGAATAAGAAGTTACACGACTGTTGTCGTTCCGTCAACGATTAAATATTGAAACATTTAAGATGCTGCAAAAACCGACAACGGATAAAATACCTCCTGAAGCCATACATGAAAATTAGGAATACTGGAGTGCATTCCATGTGTGGTCAGTTTCTGGATGAAATGAAATTTATTGAAAGCATAAATATGCTCTGTGTTTTCTTGTATCTTCAATTGAAGAGAAGGAGAAAAATCTGGGTTCTTCAGTTGCATTAGTGTATAATTTCTTTGAACAATCTCGGCATGTTCAACAACAGATGCATATGCCTTCTTTTCATTTACACAATCCTTTGCACGCAACAATATTTTTTCCACAGATGTTTCTTCTGCTTCAGTAAGCATAGGAAAATTCTTGATCGCAGTCTTTAATCCAATTCCTTTTACACCATCAATATTATCCGAAGAATCGCCTTCAAGGATACGATAGTATATGAAATTGGTAGGATGAATACCATACTCGTTGATTACATCAGCAATTCCATACACCTTCTTCTTGATTGGACTCCAAATCTGAACACGGTCATTTACTAGCTGCATGAAATCTTTATCGCCACTCATAATGGTAACTCGGCCATCTTTATACATTTGTGTGGCAATATATGCAATAGCATCGTCGGCTTCAATATGATCAATTGAAATTACACTCACAGGAAGTTCTTGTAGGAATGATACAAGTTTACCCATTTGTTCAACCACTGATTTTTGCTCTGTTTCAGTGTCAGACATTTCTTCGTATGCACGATTAAGACGCTTCATCACCTTGCGTCCTTCCTTGTATTGTGGATATAATTTTCTGCGTCTCTCACTACCACCCTTGCCATCAAATACAATAATGACTCTGGTTGGACGCAATAATTTTATTGCATAACCAAGACTACTCAAGAAACCAGAAACTCCACCAACATGATCACCATTATCACTCAATGTTGGAACCACAGTCCAACAACGAATGAAATTATTTGTTCCATCAACAACAAGAACATCACTGTTTTTGTCCTTCTTTGTATTCACAGGCAAGGAAGCATGCTCCGCTTTAATCTGCGAAAATATAGATGAAAATTTCTTTTTGGTTTCTTCTTGCATGTATATGATAACCGTGTGGAGGTATTTCACTCCACACGATCATTTTTTATTCGTCAGAGCCTTCGGATGCGTCGTCATATTCAATGTCGTCCGCAATCTCGGAGTCTGGAGCCTTGTATTTCATTACGAAGTTTTCACACAGTTTGCCATAAAGATATTCACGGCACTCAGGACGATCCTTCAGTAACTTAGGCAGATCCCTCTTTTCAAACACGATTGTTTCGGGTTCTTTACCCTCAACAGGCATGATGAATTGAAGACTCTTTGCCTTCTTATCCTCTTCTTTTTCATCTTCCAACTGCTTCTTTGTCTTCTTGGAGTCACTCTTGACCTTCTTGGCGTTGGTTACAATGTCCCACTCAATCAGATGTTCCAACCAATTGCTATAGTTGTCGATACCACGATCAAAGTAGATATCGAATTCAACAGAGCGCATAGGTGGTCCCATACGATTCTTAACAACCTTGCACTTTGTACGAATACCAACCGTCTGCTTGTCCGCGTTCTTGATTTGATTCATTTGCTGTAGACGTAGACGTAGTGATGCGTGAAATGCAATTGCCTTTCCGCCACTGGTGGTCCAAGGGTCACCCAAGCCAACGAATCCAACCTTTTGACGAAGCTGATTGGTAAAGCACAAGCAAATGCGCTGTTTTGCAATCAAGCCTGTGACTTTTCTCATCGCCTTGCTGATGGCGATTGCTTTGCCTGTGGCATAACCATCGGCACCATGATCGCTGGCCAATTCCTTCTTTGTAGAAGCGGCAGCAACAGAGTCAACAAGAATTGTAACAAGACGATTCTTGTTT